TGGTGAACGCGAGACCGCTATGATTCTGTGTGAGTAATGCTGTCAACAAATACCTTATGCCAACACAAATACAATTCCTCGTCGACCAATATGGATTGGCAAATGTCGCGTGGTTTATCCGCCTGATGAAGCGTGGAACACCACCAGAACAGCTTGTAAGCTATTGCGTGCCCAAGGAAGGCGATTCCCGCAGGGACGGCGTGTTTCGAGCCCTCCAGTACGCATCCACCCTGCCTGACTCGATGATGCCCGAGGAGATCACCAAAGCCTTGAAGCCATGACCCAGCGTGAGTACGGCGAGAGGATCGGCATAAGCCAGCCCCGGGTGGCCCAGCTTATCGCCCAGGGAATGCCCATGACCAGCCCCGAGGCTGCCGATGAATGGCGCGCGAAGAATATCAGAACACGCTCAAAGTCTGTTCCTAAACAGGAACCCACACCAGACCCCACCGCAATCGAACAGGAAGGCCCCTACAGGCCTGCGGAAGCCTCGAACCCTATCGACACAGCCGCAGCCGCCACCGACTCGCCAGAAGGCGCCTACGAAAGACAAAGGCAAATCGAGCGTGCAGCCTACGACCTGGCCGTCGAAGCCCTCCGGGGAGGCCGGGCCGACGCCGGGCGGCTGGTGGCCATCCACGCCGCTGCCGCCAAGAACCTCACGTCGGCCCGTGACGAGGTGATCGCCCAGGCCGAGAAGGAACGGCGCCTTGTCTCCGGCGACTGGGTGAAACGGGTGATGCAGGAGCACGACGGCTCGGTGGCCTCCCTTCTCAAGGCCATGCCGAAACAGCTCTCCGGCCGGATTGCCCCACACGACCCCGAGCACTGTGAGAAGGAGCTCGACCGCTGGGTGCAGGAGGTGGCCTTGAAGACTCTACACCAGACTGATCCATGGAAATCCTGACCGACCTGCAGCGCTCCCTCCTGGACTACCGCCGCAACCTGTACCGGCCGACCCCACAACAGACGGTGGTCGAATGGTCCGAGGCCAACCTCCGGTTGACCCAGCGGCAGACCGAGCACCCTGGGCCGTTCTCCACCTCTGTCCGGCCCTACACCCGGGAGCCCATGGAGGACTGGAAGAACCCCTCGGTCTCCGAGGTGACGCTGTGCTGGGGATCCCAGACCAGCAAAACGACCACACTGATGGCCGGCCTTGCCTGGCTGATCGCCAACGAACCCAGCCCGGCCTTGTGGCTGATGCCATCCGAGAACTTGGCCCGGTCGTTCAGCAAGTCCCGCTGGCTGCCTATGCTCGAGGACAGCCCGACCATGCTGGAGTGTTTCCCGGCCGAGGCGGACAAGATCACCAACCTCGAGCAGAACTTTACCCGGTCGACCCTGACTTTTGTCGGATCCAACAGCCCGGCCAACCTAGCCTCCCGACCCGTCCGGGTGCTGATCGCCGACGAGGTAGACAAGTTTGCCGAGGCTACAGCCAAAGAAGCCGACGCCCTCGACCTGGCTGAACAGCGTTTGAAGAGCTTCAGCAGCTCGAAGGCCTTCATGACATCGACGCCCACCGTGGTCGAAGGCCGGATCTGGCAGCGCTTCCTCCGCGGCGACCAGCGCCGGTTTTACCTGCCTTGTCCCCATTGCAAGGAGCCCATCAAGCTCCTTTGGTCACAGGTCACATGGGACGACGCCAGGACGGAGGACGGCCGGCCTGACCTCGCCAAGGTCCGGGCCTCCGCCCACTACGTCTGCCAGCTCTGCCTCGGGCACATCACCGACGCCCACAAGGTGGCAGCCCTTCGGCACGGCCATTGGCGCCCGGAGAATCCCAACGCCATGCCCGGCGTGCGGTCCTACCATCTCAGCAGCCTCTACAGCCCCGACCGCAAGTGCACCTGGGGGCATCTGGCCGTTGCCTTCCTCGAGGCGAAATCATCCATGGCCGGCCTGCAGGGATTCATCAACGGCAACCTGGCCGAGCCTTGGGAACAGCAGGACATCCAGCAGGAACGCCCCGAGACATCGGCCTCGGTCTCCATCGACGGCGGCCGCCGCTACCTGACGGCAGACGTCCAGGCCGTGGCCCCGTTCCTGTGGTGGGTGTGCCGGGAATGGAAGGACGGCAACTCCACCCTGATCGCAGCCGGCCATGCCGATGACTTCGCAGCCCTCCGCCGGGTACAGGTGGCCCTCGAGGTGCACGACATGGATGTCGGCATCGACTCCGGATTCAACACGCAGACGGTCTACGACGCCTGCGCCTCCTTTTCCTCGGTGACGTCCAACCCGATCACGTTCCCGTGCGGCCTGCGCTACCCGCCCGATGGCGGCCTCCGGAAGCCCATGGTGATCGGCTGGATGCCTTTGAAAGGTCGGGAGACCGGCGCCCGGTTCACCTCGGCCTCCGGTGCTGTCCACCCATTCGGCCTGTCGACCTCCTCCTCGATGCGGACCGATGTGGTGCAGCCGCTCCTGGTATTCGACACCGAGCACCTCCGGGACATGCTCTCGAGGCTCCGGAAAGGCGACATTGACCGGGAATGGGGAGTCCACCAGGAGCCGCCCACCGTGCAGGCCGAAGGCGCCTACCTGGCAGAGCCCGACCTTTACTGGCGTCACCTCGACTCTCATGTCCTGCGGCCACAGGCCAACCGGGCAGGCCGGATCAAACACGTCTGGGTGAAACGGAACCAAAAATGGCCCGACCATCTGCACGACTGCGAAATCATGCAGCTTGCCATGGTGATGCTGTGGAACGATCTGGTTCCTACGCCCGACAACTAACTTTTGCTAACCCATTGCACCGGCCGGGCTGTTATGCATTGTCCCGCCCGGAATGTTCACATTCACGGTGGCCATCAAAAGGAGCTACCTCCGGGCTGTCTATTCGACGCTCGGTGGTGTGACCCTGCTGGCTGCCTTGGCTGCCAAGTCCGTGGCGGCCTCCGCGGTGATCGAGTCCGGCCAGGTTGTCCGGTCGACTTCATCGTCGGATGTTTCGGTCGAGTTCGCGGAACCCGGCAAAGGCGCCCCCACCCCGTCCGAGATGGTCGAGATGTGGGAAAGCCTCCTTGATGACTACGACTTGGCTGTCTACTACCTCGGCCAAGACGGCATCAGCAGCCCGACCGATACCCAGATTTACAACAAGATGATGGCCGTGGTCCTTGTGGCTGCGACGTCATACGGCGGCGACTTCTCGAACTTTCGTCGAGAGGGCACCATCAGAACGGGAATGACCTGATGGGATTTCTCGACACCATCCTAAACAAGTTCCGGTCGGCACCCGTCGACCGTTACGAGGGCGCGTCTAACTCGATCCGGCGCTCATTCCTCGACACCAGCTACACCTCGGTGCGGTTCGATGTCACCAGCAGCACCCGCCAGCAGATCGTCCGGAAGTCCCGGTTCTTCGAGCAGAACAATGCGGTGATGAACCGCCTGGGCGACCTTTTCGAGAACTACACGGTCGGCAGCAACTTCTCGGTACAGCCTGCCTCATCGGATCCGGAATGGAACCTGAAGGCAAAGAAATGGTGGGATATCTGGTGCCGCTACCCAGACATCGGATCCCGGCAGTCATTCGGCACCCTGATGTCATTGGCTGCCCGTGGCTGGTTCTACGATGGCGAATCTTTTCTCCTCCTGACCAAGGGCGAGACCGGCCGGCCCCGCCTGCAGCTCATTGAGCCGCAGCAGGTCTCCACCCCGACCGGACAGGAGAATCAGCCGGACGTCTTCGATGGCGTTCGGTTCGATCCTAAGACAGGCCGGGCAATCTCGTATTACATCGGCCAGGAGCAGCAGCAGGGACAGCTCACCGACATCCGGTCGATCTCTTCCGACTCCATCGTCCACATCTACGAGCCCCAACGTGCAGGCCAGCTCCGCGGCCTCCCGTTCGTGGCGTGCGTCATTAACGACCTGCACGACCTAGACGACCTTCAGAAGCTGGAGATGGAATCCTGCAAGCTGGCCTCCAGCGTGGCGCAGGTAATCAAGACCAGCTCCGGTGAGGTGCAGGCGACGAGCCTCCGCTCCGGTGTGGCCGGATCACAAGGCACCGCCCAGACGTACTACGAAAACATTTTCGGCAGCACCGTCAAAGTCCTGAAGACCGGGGACGAGTTCGAGCAGTTCCAAGCCGACCGCCCCAACGTCAACATGCGCGAATATTGGCGCAACCTGACCGAAAAGGTGTGCGCCGGCGTCGGCATTCCTTACGTTCTGGTATTCCCTGAAGGTATGCAGGGCACCGTCTACCGCGGCGCCTTGGATATGTCGTCGGTATGGTTCCGGAGCCGCCATCAGGTGATGGCCTCGGCCGCCCGTCGGATATGGGAATACGTCATGGAGTACGCCATCCGGGTGGATCCCAGTTTGCGCGATTCACCGGACGACTGGTACGAGGTGGCCATCCAGGCGCCCCGGGCTCCGAATGTCGATGTCGGCCGCAACTCGGCCGCCCAGCTCGCCGAGCTCGAGGCCGGTGTGACGACTTACGACGAGATTTACGGCGCCCGCGGTATCGACTGGCGTTCGGCTCTGGAGTCCAAAGCCCAGCAGGCCAAATACATTCAAGACCTGGCCGGCAAGTACGGCATCGACGTTTCGCAAATCTCGACCGCCCAGAAGCAGCCGATCGCACCGGAGCCGGCCGACATGGCAATGCAGGAGGATCCCTCGGGCACTATGCCTGAACAAATCCCTGCCGAGCCCATCCAAGAGGTTGTTGCCGTGGCCGCCCCGAAGAAACGCAAACCTAGGGCCAAAAAAACCGAATGACTAAAGTAACCAACTGGCTTTCCTACAAGCCCCGGGCCTCGGCCATGGAGCCGGCCACCATCCAAATCTTCGACCAAATCGGCGAGGACTGGTTCGGTGGTTCGGGCCTGTCTGCAAAGGCCTTCAGCCAAACCCTGCAGGATATCGGTCAAGGCCCCCTGGTGGTCGAGATCAACAGCCCCGGTGGCAACGTGTGGGACGGCCTGAGCATTTACAACATGCTTCGAGGCCGGCAGGCGCCCGTAACAACCCGGGTGGTCGGCATTGCTGCCTCCATTGCCTCAATCATCGCCTTGGCCGGTGACACGGTGGAAATGGCCGACGCCTCGCTGCTGATGATTCACGACCCATCCGGAATGGTGGCCGGCACCTCGGAGGATATGCGGAAGATGGCCGACGCTCTCGACCAGCATGCCGAAGTGCTCGCCTCAATTTATGCCAAGTGCACCGGAAAGCCCATGGCTCAGATTCGGGCAGCAATGACTGCCGAGACTTGGTTCACCGCCCAGGAGGCCATGCAGTTCGGCCTGATCGACAAATGCACCGAGCTCCCGGCCATGGCTGCCTGCTGGCATCCTCGAGCCGTCACCCGCTCTGCCCCTCCGACTGTTCGCCGCAACCTCGAGCGCGGTATTCAGCAATACGAGGCCGGCCTTGGTGGCGACGGTCTGGAAGAGGCCACCGTGATTGAGGCCCGCAACATGGCAAAGGGCGAAGAGCCCAGCATCGAGAAGGTGAAGAAGGCTGTGGCCTGGTGGGCTCGCAATGAGCGCTTCCTCGAGGCCGATCCAAACACACCGGCCGACGTGGCCGCTAACCTTTGGGGAGGCGCCGCTGGCCGTGACTGGTTCACCGCCTTAGCCATTCAGATCGACCAGGAGCAAGAGCTCTCCGAGACTGAGGACAAACTTTCGACCGGCAGCACTCCCGCTGCCGCCGATGGCGCGACAACCGCGCCGACATCACAGCAGACACCACACAACATGACTGAATCAAACACCGTGGTGGCGGCCGCTTCTAGTGCGCCGACCGCCCTCGACATCGACGCCATCGTCGCAAAGGCCGTTGCCGCTGCCATCAGCGCCAAGGCTCCCACCGCCGCCCCCGCTCCGGAGCCCATCGCCCCGGTTCGCATCGAGAACCTCGGCAACCCGTTGCTCGAGGCTCACAAGAAGATGCAGGCTGGTGCTGAGCGCCGCTCCTGGCTGGTCTCCAACCACAGCGAGCTGTTGCGCCAAAGCGCCATCCACGCCCCGCAGAACGCGAACACGTTCGCTTCTGGCTTGGTTGTCGACTACCTCGCCGACGCCGTGATCACCGTGGCCGCCAACCGCTTGGCCTTGGTCTCCGCCTTCAGCCGCAACGTCGGCCTGGACAACCTCCGCCCCCGCGCGACGGTCCAGGTGAAGAAGTACACCACCGGAACCGCCGCCCAGACCAACCCCACGAGCTGGGAAACCAACAACGACAGCACGCTGGCCGCCACCTCGGTCACCGTGAACCAGATCTCGAAGAACTTCACCGTGACGCAGCAGGAGCTCAACCAGGGCTTCAGCTTGGCCGACTTGGCCGCCGGCTCTGCGGACCTGTTCGCCTACGGCATCAGCGACGTCCTGACCGCGTTGATGGTTTCCGGCAACTACGGCGCCGCCACCGCTATCGGCACGGCCGCGAACTTCGACACCAGCGACTTGCCTGCGATCCTCGCCCTGGCGAAGAACTACCGCTCGAAGAACCTGATCCTCGACGGTGGCCACCTGGCCCGCCTGCAGTTCTCCGCGGCGACCAGCACCTTCCCGGATGCACGCTACGAGGCGCTCAACAACGGCCGGTTCGGCTTCGATGTGATCGCCGAGAACAACCGCTGGACCTCGGCCGAGACCAACGCCGTTGGCTTTGTGTGCGGCCCTGATTCCATCGCCATCGCCTCCGGCCTGCCGGTCGGAATGATCGCCGGCGAGTTCATTGAGCAGCGCACGGTCACCACCAACAACGGCCTCTCCGCCCTGTTGTCTGTGTGGTACAGCCGCGCCAGCCGCTCGCATATGGCGTCTTACGACATCATGTTCGGCGCCGCTGCCGCGGACACCACGCAGGCCGAAGTTCTCGTGACCGCCTAATAGGCTGAACCATGAGAATCGCCACAACCATCTCGGTGGACAAGGCAGGCAAATCCAAGATTGTCGCCGGTCCCGAAGTCGATGCAGCCGCCCAGCGCACCGACTTCAACACCGCGAAGATTGCAGAGGGCTCGAAGCTGATCCTGTGGATACAGGGCAGCGTTGCACCGAAGATCCGAAAAGGTTAACCGTTAAAATTGGGGAGGCTGCTGGGAAATCTCGGTGGCCTCCCCTCTAACCGAAAAACAAAATGGCCGTTCAAGCAGACATCTCGATGGAATACAGCATGGGGCGCCAGGGATTCTTCCCGGTGACCACCACGGCTGCCCAGACTGGCAACTTCTCGGCCGTAATTCCGACCGAGCCGACCGTCTTCACCTCGATCACCGGCACCGGGATCTCTGGAACTTGGACTGGCATCACCCTGCCGGCCGGCTTCCCGCTGTGCGGTGACATCACCGGCTTTCAACTGGCTTCTGGCAAGGCCGTGGCATTCCTAGCTCGCACCGCCTAACACATGAGACTCGGCATCGGCATCGGAACCAATCGAGCGCCCTCCGGCGAGGCCGGCGGCTTCGATCTGCCGATCCTGCGGCGCGATATGCTGCAGGAGGACGAGTTCTTCGTCCTGCAGGAAGATGCCTCCGGCAAGATCGTTTTCTCGTTCGGCACCTACGACCGAATCGCTTTGGAAGACGGCACCGACCTTTTACTAACCGAAAACTCCGACAAGTTCATCCTCACCGTTTACTGATATGGCAGACTCCAAAATTACGGCCTTAACGGCCATCTCAACAGTCGATCCCACGGCCGACCCGTTGGTGATTGTAGACGTCTCCGATACGTCAATGGCCGCCAGCGGCACGACCAAGAAGTCGACGATCAATCAACTTCTCGGTTCCGGCGGCACCGCCACCCTCGCCTCCGCCACCATCACCGGCGACCTGACGGTGGACACGAACACGCTGAAGGTGGACAGCGCGAACAATCGGGTGGGTATTGGTACGGCGAGTCCGGCGGTTTTGTTTCATGCGGCTCTTCCTGCTGCCACCTTTGGTGAGGTTGGCCGTTTTTATGATAGTTCTGGAAATGGTATTTCGTTTACTGCAAACGCTAGTTCTGGATTCAATCAAATTACCAGCACAGGAGCGCAGCCGCTCACTGTAAACGTCAACAGCAGCGAGCGTTATCGCTTGGCCTCCGACGGCGTAGCCACATGGTCGAACGTCGGCGGAGTCGCTGGCACCGCCATGACTTTGAACGCCACCGGCTTGGGCGTGGGGGTTGTTCCTTCCGCTGGTAAGTTTGAAGTTCAGGAATCTGGAACTGGTTCAGGTCTTGGCGGCATTTTCACATCGACCGTTTCCGGTGGTGGAAACCCCGGTGTCGTTTTCCGCACTGCCAGCACCAATCGCTGGTCATTGTCTCTTACCGGCTCTGCTGGTGCTGAGTCGATTCGTTTCTACGATGTCAACAATTCGGCAACACGTTTGCTAATCGACACCTCCGGCAACGTCATCTCAAACGTCACCGGCACCGCTCCGACGCTGGCAACCAACAGCCAGATGGTCTTCAACCTGACCAGCAACACCAACCTCCGCATCTCGGTTCGTGGAACTGACGGTGTTACCCGTGTTGCCAACATCACCCTAGCCTAATCCCATGACTATCTCTTGGATCATCGAACGCCTTCTGACAAAGCCGGTTGAAGGCACACTCACCGATGTCGTCATCACCGCCGACTGGAGGTGCAACGGCTCGCAGGACAGCTACAGCGGAACCTGCTACGGCTCCTGCTCGTTCCAACCGCCCACCGGATCATTCACTCCGTACAACGAATTGACCGAGCAGCAGGTTCTCGACTGGTGCTTCGCCAACGGAGTCGATCAAGCGGCCATCGAAGCCAACGTCACCGCGCAGATCGAAGCGCAGATCGACCCGCCGGTTGTGGTGCTGCCGCTGCCGTGGGTGCCGCCCGCTCCGGTTGTTGTTGCCGAAGAAGCTGCGGTTGCCGATGCTCCGACCGTATGATCAAGATCGAATTTACACCGCAGCAGGCCCAGCAGCTCGCTCAACTCGTAGAAATCGCCATGAAGGCTGGAGGCGTTCCCAACATCAGGGTCGGCCAGCCTATCTACGACATCATCGAGGCCGCACTCATCAACTCACAGACACCCAAACCCTCAGAGTAAATGGACGCAACCAACCACGGCGGTGGAACGAACGGCCTAGCCTTGTCGCTGGGCACCGCGGCAGCAGCCACAGCAGCCTCGATGCTTCCTCAGCTCACCGACGGCATCCGATTCATCTCCGCCGTGGTCGGCCTCATTGCGGCCTGTGTTGCACTCTACAAAGCCATCAAGAAATGAAGAACACCAAGACCACACTGGCCGGCATTGGCGCCATCCTCGTTGCTGTCGGCGGCACGTTGAAGGCTATCTTCGACGGCGACCCCAGCACCTCGGTCGACCTTACTGCTATGATTGCTGCTGTCAGCGCCGGAATCGGCCTGATCATGGCGAAGGATGCCGAGAAGAAACCAGAATGAGCTGGGTTTATCAGATCGTCCTGGCATTCCTTGATTGGATCCGAGCAACACCACCCACCAAGATCGAACATGGAAAAGCACCCGAGGCTCTCAAAAACGACCTGGCTGGCCGTGTCGCTGATCTGCCTGGGCTGCCAGACAAAGGTGGTGATGGTCCCGCACGGTGACCCTGTGATGCTGGCGAAGCCTGTGAAAGCCAGCGTCTATGCTTTCGATGCCAACAAGAAGCTGGTGGGGCCGTCCAAGGTGACGCTGCCTGCCGGCTGGTACGTCCTGCCCAAGAACTGATATGGCCCAGCAAATCATCAACATCGGCACCATCGCCAACGACAACACCGGGGACACGCTCCGAGGCGCCGGGCAGAAGATCAACGACAACTTCGACGAGCTGTATGGAAACCTGCCAATCGACACAGCCCCGGCCACCTGGGTGCCTACGCTGACCGACTCGGGCGGTGGCCGGACCTACAGCTACACGATCAACACAGCGCGGCATACCTCCATCGGATTCGTTGCCACTTTCACGGTCGACATCACCGTGAACTCGGTGAGCGGATCCGCCACCGGAGACCTCCGCATCAGTCTGCCTGATCCTGTCTCCTACGATGCCGCCCTGGCCATCTGGCTGGACAACGCCACGGCTCAGGCCAAGACCGCGGTGATCGGCAAGGCTGTCGGCGGTACATCCTACGCCGCCTTGTACCATTACGAGACCGGAGACATCACCAGCATGGCCAGCCAGATCCAGGCAACCAGCCGGATCCTAATCTCCGGCACCTATTTCACCGCGTAAATGACCATCATCGGCTCCAGTCTCCAGCAGGGCATGACGGTGCTCCAGCAGATGCTGGGGGCGCCCATGTTCATCTGGGAGGGCTCGTCGATTCGATGCATCCCGGCAGCCGTCACCGACGCCAACACCCCGGTGGCAGGTGGCTTCCAGGACAACGTGGCATCCCGGATCCTGGTCAAGTTCAGCGACTGGAAGACCTGGGACAGCACCCTGGTCACGATGGACACCACGCTTTACACGCTGGACCAAGGCACCGAGTTCTCCCGGCTGCTGAAGGAGGACGGCTATTATCTGCTCCAGGAGAACACCGACCGCATCGCCCTGACCTTTTGCAAGCCCCGCCCCGTGGTCGGCCGCACGCTGGTCTACCAGGGCCGGACCCTGCGGATCCTGTCCTGCCGTGTGGATGCCTCGGGCGCCTACTACAGCCTCGAACTAGGAGCGAAAACCCGGTGAGGCCTGTCGTAAACATGACGGTGGATTCCAGCCGCTTCGATGCGGCAATGAAGGCCTACCTGCTATCAACCAGCCGAGACCTTCACAAGGCCATCAACGCCCGGTTTTTCTTCCTGATGGTCCGGCTGTTCGTCCTGGTGCCGCCTAAGAGCCCGGGACAAGAACGGCGCCGCATTGCCGACTATCTAGGCAAGCCACTCGGTGACGTGAACCGGAAGAGCAAGAAGACCGGCAAACGCATCGGCAAGTCCCGCCTGCTTCGACGGGTGCACCTGATCGCCCAATCCAAGGAAGCCAAGGCAGGCCGCCGCGGTCTCTACGGCGAGGAGATGAAGGCAGCCGCCTCGGCCCTGATGCGTAAAGCCATCGGCTCGGTGGGATACCTACGCTCCGGCGTGGTTAAGGTGATCCGGATTTACAATCGGGGCTTCACCCAGTTCCAAAGCCCGAAGTGGAAACCGCTGTCGAAGCCTGCAGGCTACAAGGCGCCCAAGAAGACGAACGCCGCCCTAGTGGCCCTTGCCAACCAGTACGGCCTGCCCGAGGAGAACGTGGCCGTGCACAAGGGCACCAAGGCCCGAGGCATCCAGGCAGTCCCGGGCTTCAACCCGACGGCATCGGTGGTAATGACTGCCGGCGTGGCCGATAACCAATACAACCGAGTTTCTACCATCTACAACACCGCAATGCAGAAGGCCATGGACGACGAGCTGGTCGAGCTGACAAGCCACATGACCGAGGCCATGCTTGCCAATGGCAAGGTGCTGGAGGAAAACGGGATCGCCATCAAATGAACGCCGTAGCACTCAGAGCAGAGAAGGCCGTGGCAGACTACCTGGCAGCCGCCGACTGGTCGGCTTCCGGATCCGGCACGCCTACCTGCCTGACTTCCTACAGCCGCGGCCTCTACGACGACCCGGACCTCGAGGACGTCATGCCCAACTTCCCGAGGCTGGTGGTCTCGACCAACTCGGCCCGGCCTGTTCAACGGGTGGATCTGACGAATGAGGTCGAGGTTTCTGTCGAGCTGCAGCTATCGGCCGACGACACCGACGAGGCTTCCGTCCTGACCACCGTGCAGGTGCTCGACAATCGGATCCTGCCGCTCTTTGACGACGCCGGGGCCTCCGCCTTGGACGCCGCAACAAACGACGCCAGCGGCCCGTTTACGGCCCAGTTCGCCGCCCCTCTGGACTTTGGGGCTGCCTCAATCTCCAATCGGTCTAGGACGTTCACCCGGACATTCACCCTTTACTGCAGCGCAACCACCTAACACCAAAACCACATGGCTAACACACAAGGCAGCAAATACATTTTCGGATCACCGGCGACCCTGGCGCTTTACGACGCCGCAGGCGCCCTCGTTGTCACCGGGTACGTCTCGCCCGATATGGAATCTTACGACATCACCCATGAGGCCGACACCGAGGAGGTGCGGAACTCAAGCGGCGAGGTGGTCGGCCACATCGGCTACAACAACCGCTTGACCCTGACCGTCAACTTCATCCCGGCCAACACGACCAGCGTGGCCAACGCCCTCCTTTCAGCTGCCTTGCCCGACGTGAACGGCACCTGCGTCATCACCGGCGCCCCGGTCATCGAGGTTGGTGGATACGCCGACGCCATCAATGCCGCCACCGGCAACCGTTGGATCTACGCCGGCGGTGGTTCCATCAAGACCACTGCCACCGGCAAGGCTACCGGCACCATCACGCTGAAGCGGTACACCAACATCACCGCCACCGGTGCCGCCACCGCCCTGTGAGCCAACTGGCCGACATCCTGACGGCGACAGCCAAGCCCTGCCCGGTGGTCATGGGGCTCCGAATGGAGCCTTTTACTGTCGGGCACGCTATCCTATTGCACCGACTCGGATCTCCATTCGTTCACGGCGGACAAGCCACCGCCAACGACCTAGTGGAAGCCGTTATCGTGTGCAGTCAGGATGCTCAGCAGTCGGTGAAGGCCATGGAGTCAATCTTCCGATGGATTCCGCTCCGAATGATGCGCCGCCGGATCTTAAAGGCTGACTTGATCAAGGAATGTCAGGTCATGCAGGAATGGATTGGGGACCAGTCGGATTGCCCTGAAGTTCTCCGAGAGCCAGGCGGTCGAAGCAAGAAACCGGCAATGCCATGGCCCGAGCGGATCCTGGTCGGTCTTGTTGGCATCGGGTTCACCGAGGACACGGTGCTGAGAATGCCTGTCATGGATGCGGAACGGATGTTCCTGACTCATGCCGAAATGCAGGGACAAGTCGAGCTGTGGAGCAGTGACAACGATGCTCTCTGGCGTTACGCTCAGGAACAGGCAACTTTGACGAACTGAACCATGGCCATCTTCTCACTCATTGCAAAGCTCGGCCTGGACGGCGCGGCCTATGAGACAGGCCTAAAGAAGGCGTCGAGCCTGACTGACAAGTTCCGAAACTCTATCAGCGGACAACTTGGTGCCGCCTTATCTGTTGCCGCGGTGGGTGCTTTCGCCTCCAAGGTGGTTCAAACCGCCGATGCTATTGGCGACCTATCAGAACAGCTCAACATCAGCACGGACGACGTGCAGCGCCTGCAGATCCTAGCCAACCAAACAGGCGTCTCATTCGAGGCCATGGCCAAGTCGATCACCGCGGTGAGCCAGGAGCGCCTAAAGGCGGTCGAGGAAGGTGGAAAGGCCCGGGACTACTTCAAGGCACTCGGAATCTCGGTGGCAGAGCTCAACGACAAGAGCATCTCAAATATCGACCTGATCACCCGGATGGGTAAAGCCCATCAGAACTCAGGAAACAGCGCCCAGACTCAGGCCGCCATGATTGAGATTTTGGGAGTGAAAGCCTTCAAGGCTGCCGGCGCTCTCACAAAGATCAACGAACTCGGCCCCATTGACCTGATCTCTAAAGAGCAAATTGACGCCCTTGGAAAACTGGCGGATAGGCTGGACGAAATCACCCGCCAGATGGTGGTTTCTGCTGTTCCAGAAATGACCTTTTGGGCTGACGCACTGGAAAGGGCAGCAAAAGATGAAAAAGGTGTTTCCGATGGAATCACCGGGATTCTGCAGCAACTTGGAGGCAAGGGCTCCATTGTGAAAGCAGCGTTTCAAGAGGCGTTTGCCAAACCCGAAGAAGCGGCTGGAAGATTCGAGGCTCTGCCTATTCCAAGGGGCACCATTGGCCGTATCGACTCAAGGAACAAGGACCGCATGGGCGGTTTTACATCTTCAAACGGATGGGTCGACACCTTCATGGGTCAAGTCAGGCTCCAGACGGCCGACTTGAAGTCGATCAACAAGAACACCAGCAGCACGGTTTCTGCCATCAACGGCAACTGATATGGCAACGATTCAAGGCGACATCTCAATAGTCACACCGACGTCCGGAAATGCTCCGCTGTCTTACGTCGAGGTTTCCCGGCAGTTTGACAATGCCGGATCCGGAACCGGCCCAGTCTGGACGTTTACCTATCGCGGAAGCAAAGACGCCTTGCGGGTTGCTTCGTTTCAATGGGTAAATTCCGGAGCCAAGGTCACGATCACCGAGTCCGGCCCATACTCAGAGGCCACGGTTGTCTATTCTGGCCAATCGACCAACCCAGCCGACCCGATCAATACGGCGTTTACACCTGCAGCAGGCACAGAGACACCGGAGATCCGATACGAGTTCCGTACGGATTATGCCGATGTTTCTCTGTTCGCCATGCCTTCGGTTGTCAGAGAGGCAATCGAGTTTGGTGATCCTATAGTATACCGTCTCGTGGTTGAAGGTGCCGCTAAGAATCCCGGCGAGATCAACCAAAGCAACATCGCCAGCTTCCCGGTGGCTAAACAACTCATCACCATTCTGGGACGTGGCGTGGATAGTTTTCAGGTGGCCCGAGTGAACCTCACCCGAATCGCCACCTTCTCAGGCAATAACGGCCTGCCCCAGGTGCCTTCCGCGGTGCCTCCAATTTATCTACCGGCCACGTTCGTGGCTGTCTGGGGACTGCAGTCGATTCAGTCGATGCTTCCTGTTCCGCCATCGGAGCCGTATTTGACGCCATCCGGCACGGCCTGGGGCTGGAAGCAAACCAACTATTCGACCGGCCTGATCATCAAGACAAACCAAGTCGAACAAACGATCTCCTGGACGTTTGCCCCATACGACATCCTCATTTACCCGTTCGTTTAACCCCCAACACCCCCACAATCTATGGCAGACGAAATCCAAATGACGGCCCGGCTGTACGCAGCCAAAGGCGGCGCCTACCTCCCCAGCGTTACCTACACCAAGAGCGTGACCATGTCCGGCACCGACATGGGCAGCCAAACCCAAGTGATCGGCACCACCGTCGAGGCCTTGGATGTGCCCGTCGATGTCACAGCCCCCTACAAGCTCCTAGTGAGCAACCTGGACTCCACCAACTTCGTCGACCTAGGCTTCGTCAGCGGCACCTACACCATGCGAATCCCGACCGGTGAGACCATGCTGATCCCTTACGTTGCATCGGGCCAAACGCTCTACTTCCGAGCCGATACCGCCGCGGTAACTGTGCAGGCCACCTTCTGCGAAATCTAACGAACCACCCGCCATGGCAAACGAAGTTCAAATGTCGGCCAGGCTGTTCGCCGCCAAGGGCGGGGCCACCATCGACGGTACAACCTACACGGTGACGGCCAATATGACCGGAACCGATATGGGCCAGCAGACGCAGGACGTCGGCACAGGCTCCGAGGCACTCGACCTGACGGCAGACCTCTCGACGCCCTACCGCGTGCTAATCCGCAACCTGGACACCATCAACAGCGTGCTGGTGGGTGGGTACGATTCGGTGATCACGCCGAATATCGTCTGGCCCATCCGAATCGCCCCCGGCGAGTTCTGCCTGATTCCGCGCATCGACTCAGGCTGGACCACACTGGTCAAATCCAGCGCCGGCACGGTCAAGATCATGGTGCAGTTCTGCGAGCTGTAAGCTATGGCTTTACAACTGCCAGCCAAGCTATCCGAGCGCGGTCTAAAGGCAGACCATGCCCGGGCCATTAACCAACTGATCGAGGCCGTGCGACGGGTGCAGCTCGTCGCCGGCCCCGGTCAGAGGGTGGAACAGAATGCCAACGGCACGGTGCTAAAGACACAGCCGGCCGTCACCCAGACAGCCGAGGAGTCTTGGTTCTATTGACCCATGCCATTCGCCACCAGCCGGACCGACCGGATGTTCACGGCCCGGAACCTGAACAACCTTTATGGCCGAGCCGACCAGAAATGCGCCAGGGTGCTCGATGGTAAATCGCCGTTGTTCGCGAACTCCGCGGCAGGCGTCTGGGAGGGGCAATACCCATATGGGGTGTGGTATGTCTTCCGGAATGATCCAGCCTCCTGTAGGCGCCTCAGAGACACGGGAACAGGCATCCCAGGTATCGGTGCCATCTACCGGGACAACCACGACCAGACGCAGGTAGCCATCGAGCTGTCGAAGCTGGAGAACCAGTACCTCGACACCCAAGGCGGCCAGGTCTACGTCGACCATCCGATCATCGGAGCCGACCCGTTCACCTGTGACATTGGAACCATTCACTTCAGCTTCGAATTACTGACCCGAGAGATCAATGGAATCCGGTACGACATCCATCTTGGCTGGGATCCGGACGACGGCAACGGCACGTCCTACGTCCGGGGCAGCCTAGGTGCAGCCACCGACCCCACACTGCCGCCCGGGCGGATCCACAAACACCGGCTGGCCGTGGCCGAGATCGCCCTCGAGGGGCAGCTCGACTTCCGGATCCCGAGATCGTACCAGCGGTACGATTGCTGGCGTGTCCACAACTGCAACCCGAAGGCGGCCGTGGTGTATCTCCAAATGCCCGACGGGAGCACCGACAGGCAATTCGTGGCTGCTGGGGCCTGCCGTACCTTCCGGCGCCGTCCTGACGGCACCTGGGCCTACCGCTGGCCGGGTGGCGACTTTAGCCGCTACTTCTTCCCGTACTTTTCCGGCGACATCCCGTTCCTGGCTGAAGGCCCGCCCTCCTGGTCGAAGACGAGCACCCAATCGGAGTTCCTGTCGCTCGAACGGTCGAGCCAGGCCAACAACGTCGCCAACCCGTTCATCATCAACGAATGGCGCCGGGTGATGCAGGCCGTTTACGACCCGTACCTGCCATACGACATCCGGCAGGTTTACTCAGGCGTCTACGCCGACCCGACTGACGCCAACACCACGATAGGCAATGCCGTGTTCACCTGGGGGCGTGCCCGGGTGACCTACACCAACGCGGCTGGCGATGTTTACGACGATCAAATCCGGATCTTCACCGGGACAATCGCTTTTGCCGACCAGATCAAGGCCTTGGGTGTGGATGTGACGGTGAACCCGACCGACATCACAATGGTCAGCCGCCGCGGCACCATTCGGATCTATCCGGTCGACGCCAACATCTTCACCACAACCACGGACCCGTTCTGGGAGATCACCACAGCCGGCACCACGATCTCGACGATTTATCCGGCCCAATACACCACCGAGACACCGGGATCCGGAACCGGGGCGGTCACATGGACCGGAGGCAACGAGCCGACCATTTTCGAGTCGATGCGCGATCTCCGGCGCCGGGTGGCTGTCGAGCTGGGCTTCCTTGGCACCTACGACGAGGAGGTCGATATCTCCGAGGAGAAGGTGAGCCTTGTAACCATGACGCCAGCCGGGCTGTCTGTGCGTGGTTCAACATCAGAAGGTATCGACGGTAACCTGTTGGTTAACTTCGAGACCACGGCAACCAATGACAGCCTCTGGATTGACAGCAGGCCGGTCGGATTCGGTGTAGGACCGTGGCAGAACTTCCGGTTCACCTCAGGCACCAAGTCGTTCCTTCTCGCTGTCCCAGGGGCATCCACGGCCTTGCAATGGGGCAACATTCTTCCGGCCCGGAGCTGCACATCGACATCCGGAGCAATCCAGCAGGTCGAGGCGGTCAATTCGGCCTTCATCCCGCCGGGCGGCCCTTGGGGGTTTTCATCCAGCGTCTACGACTTCGACCTCGTTCGAGCCTACCAGATCGACATGGCCATCGGCAGCACCGACGACAGGCCTTGGGGCGGCGACTTCTGGCGCAACAAATGGGGCGGCCCGAATGGATCCGACGCCTCGGTGCGGATTCCAGGCAGCCCCAACCAAACCCAGCAGTTCGCTTTCATACCCGAGGCCAACAACTCGTCATTCGTCGACCTAACCGAGGCCGGCGCCGACGATATCTTCAAGGACCAGCGGCAGGCCTCATTCGCCTCGACGGTGCCGTTTGCCAGCTCCACCTATTCGCCGCCATACCGGGACAACATGACGACCATCTCCTGGACGGGTGGCGTTGAGCAGGTCGGATTCCTTCTGCCGTACAATCCCATCGAGAACCCATATCAGCCCGGAGGCGGCCCGTTCTTCCACAAGATCCCGAAGTCGGCCTGGCTGTGGAACCTGCTGGAATGGACCGTCCGGTCATGGACCCGCGCGGTTCCGTTGTGCTTGGCTCAGGGTGTCTGCCCGATTTACGACGCCGGCAACCTGTACCGCGTAGGGGATCTCCTGACCTTTGGAACAGGACAGGAATCCGGCGGAACCATCCCGTCCTATTACGTCAGCGAGGCTGGCTACGACATCCTGATCGCCAATGGGGTGGTTGCCTACCGCGACCAGGACGCAGGTGGGAATGATTACTGGCACGTCCCAGCGGTGAATCTGGCCACCTACTGCGACAGCCGTGGTTTTTTCTCCTGGAACTTCGACACCGAGAACGGTGAGCCGAACATCGCCGTGCCCGTGGCCTCGACAGCCTACATACCGCTCCGGAACTACGGCACCGGCGAGCGCAGCCAGTCGGGCGGCTACTTCGACGTGACGGCCGGCGCCGACAAGTATCTGTCCATCAGGTACGTCGACTTGCGGCTGCCTAACGAGCTCGGAGCCTAGTTTCCGACACCATTTCCGACTCGGTAAACATTGGGTTTTCTTCAAAATCTACAGAAAAACAGTTTTCTCTGTAGACGGAAGGCAGAACATAGGCCATCTTGATCACGTCGAAAGCAACAACAGCAAACCAAAGCAAAACATGAGCAAGAACGAAAAAATCGCAGAGATCGCCGCCAAACAGGCCGAAACCAACCTCTCGATCTTCGCCATGCTGGCCGATCACGGCATCACCATCGTCAACGGCCAGCTCATTGAGGCCATCGAAAACGACGAGGAATAATTTACGCCCGGATGGGGCGAATACCATCCAACCAGGGGCGCGACTGGCCAACGCGCAATCAACCAACACCACAGCAAACCACAGCAACATGACAGCGACTCTTACCAAATACACCCTGGCACCTTTCGGATCCACCGGAGACGACTGCGGCAGCCTCCACGACCTGGCCACCGGTGAGTTTATCCGCCGGGCCACCGAGGCCGAGGCCGAAGCCAGCGAGTCAGCAGGTGACACCGGCGCCATCCTGGTCAATGGAATGATCTGCTACGTCCAGCCATGAACCTGACCAACCTAATCACCGCCCTGATCATCGTGGAGTCCTCCGGGAACGATCAGGCCATCGGCGACAACGGACGCGCCCTAGGCCCCTTGCAGATCCACCGCGGCGTGGTCCTGGATGTGAACCGGATCACCGGGAGCAACTACCGGCACCAGGACATGACCAACCGCGTGGCAGCCCGGGCTGTGTGCGAGGCCTACCTGCGGCACTACGGCAGCGGCAAGACCACCGAGCAGCAGGCCCGGAAATGGAACGGGGGGCCGACTGGGGACCGCAAGACGGCGACGCTGGGCTACTGGCGGAAGGTGCAGAAACACCTCAAATGAATTTTTCAGGGCGCGGCTTGGCAAGGCCCGGCAAGGCGTGGCGCGGCATGGCCTGGCACGGCAACACGTTCCCCAGTACGGCAACTGGGACAATTTTTCAGGGCAAGGCGCGGCGCGGCACCGCTTGGCGCGGCTGGGTGTGGCCGGGCGCGGCCCGGCAAAACGCCTGCCGGTGGGCGGTATCACCGGACACTTTCGTCAGTAACAACCAAGGCAAAATATGAAGCAAATCAAAGTCAAACTCACCGGGCTCCGGCCCCTCATCATGCACAACGGCGACATGGTGGATCACAAGAACCCATACGTCATGGCGATCAAACGCATCACAGCCAAAGGCAGCAAAAACATGACTCCAAGCGATCACGACGAGCGCGACCGTCTGGAGTGGGAGGCCGGCCTTTACTGGTCCGAGGCTGAAGGAGGACTGGTTCTGCCGTGCGACAACATCGAGAAATGTCTCAAGGACGGCGCCAAAAAGGCTCGCCTCGGCAAGAAGTTCGACGCCGCTGTCCTTTTGTCTGAGGCCGAGGCTGTGATTCATCACCGAAGAATCGGCCAGACCAAGGAGCAGATCTACGCCGACCCAGCCTTCACACTGCGGAAGCGAGTCGACCTCGGGATCATTCGAGTCCGGCCGATGGTTCCTTCCGGTTGGTGGACGACATGCACCATCGAGTTCGATGAATCGGTTGTCTCGAAGGAACAGGTGATCGACGCATCACGCGAGGCTGGCGGACTGGTCGGCCTGGGCGACTGGCGGCCTAAGTTCGGCCGGTTCACCGTCGAGGTGGTTTGAATTTCTCGAGGTTGGGCATGGCTAGGCCGGACTAGGCGGGGCCTGGCGCGGCATGGCAAGGCAACACGCGACCCGGCGCGGTATCCGGGACAATTTTTCAAGGCATGGCCCGGTCCGGCTGGGCAAGGCTTGGTGCGGCGGGGCTAGGCGTGGCATGGCAACAACGCTTTCCGGTGTGCGGTAACACCGGGCAACTTTCAGCAAATGGAAACACAAGACATGATCAACGAAGAAGAAGTCCGGCGCCTTCCGCTCTGGAAGGACTGGATCGACCGCAACGAGCACCGCATCGCTCATGGGCTCACCGTGACGATGGAGGAAATGGAAGAGGCCTTGGATGGCATCAGGGAAACCCATTCGTTTAACATGGAGGTCCACAACATCCGGAGGGAGCTACGTCACCGAGGCATGAACTTCAGCCAGCGGGGCCTCCGCGGGGCTGGCTTCCAGATCCTGCCACCCAACACTAACGCAGACGAAATGGAGCACCTGAACCGGGTGGCCTTGAACAGCCTCAAGGCCTCGGTGATCCTGGGCACCAGGACTAACCTCAGTCTGCTGTCAGACTGCGAGCGCAAACGGCACGAGGCAGTCACCGAGAAGATGGCCCACAGGCTGGCTCTGCTGGGTCGGTCGAACGCTGGCCTTGGCCAGGATATTGCAAAGCAGATCACCCAATGACCAAACCCAAAACAATCAACGTGACACCAACCACACACAAGGCCCTGCGCGACTACTGCCTCGCTGCCGGACTCAAATTGCAAGCCGTGGCCGACAAGGCTATTCAGGCCTGGCTGAGAAAGGCGGCCAAGTGAAGCGGATCCTTGCAATCGACCCGGGTGCAAGCGGCGGCATCGCGCACTTCGCAAACAACCGTGTGGTTGTTGAGCCTATGCCCGACACCGACGGCGACGTGCGTGAGGTGATGATCAACTACCTGTCGCAGAGTGACGTGGTGTACATTGAAAAAGTGGGAGGCTACATCGGCGGCAAGGGAGCACCGGGCAGCGCCATGTTCAACTTTGGGCGCAACGTAGGATTCCTGCACGGCCTCATAGCCTCCATGCTTACACGCTGCATTGAGGTGCCCCCACAGCGCTGGCAGAAGACGATACAGGCCGGCAACAGCAAGACCCACGGCACACGCTGGAAAGCCCACCTGAAGCAACTGGCGCAGCAGCGTCAGCCGTCGCTAGGTATCACGCTGAAGACAGCGGATGCCATCTTGATCTTGGAGCACGCCATGATTGCGGAGGGCCTCCAGTGAATCCAATCGCTGCAGGCGTGAAGGCTGGTTGGATCAGCTTTCCGGTAGAGGTGAAGGCACGGCAGATGTCGCGCAGCCTAGCGCAACCCGCGGAGGCCTTCGACTCCGGTCTGGCTTGGCGGATGTACGACAACGGAGCCAGCCGGGAGCAGATCGCACGGGCTGTCGGATGCAGCCGGCGTGGAGTTCAGGCAATCATTGAGCATGGGAGAAACAGCAGATGAGTGACACCCCGATATCAGACTCAACTCCGCACAACGTAGCAGACCTTGGTATGCTGTGCCGCAAACTCGAACGACAACTCAACGCAGCAAACGAGCGAATCAAGCGGCTGGAGGAGGCGTGTCGCGATATGGTATCAGAAGAAGACACCTACATACGTCTGCAAACGTGGATTAAAGCCAAGGAGGCCAAGCCGTGAAGCACCCAAGCTATTGCTGCCAGAAGTGCGGAGAACTGATCGGGTGGATTGGTCGATTCATGTTCCCGTTCTTGCACAAGTGTAGAAAGAAGGAGGTGAAGCCGTGAGTGACTCAGATTTCCCATATGCGCTGATGTTTGGACTGATAATTGGATCAATCATCTTGGGTGGATTCATCGGAGGTGAGGCACAAAGAGACGTACAACAGCGTGAAGCAGTCGCTGCTGGCCATGCAGAGTGGGTGGCCGACAAGAGCGGTAAACCACAGTTCAAATGGAAGGAGTGCAAATGAGCGACTACACAATACCAACGTCGAATACGGTGACTACAATCGACCCACAGGCCACAAAGATCCGCGAGCTTCAATCCGATGTGAACGAGCTGAAGGAGCTGGTGGAGTATCTGCAAGATCGGATCAAGTTGATGAAGAGTACTGGAGACGAGCTGCTTGAATGGCTGAAGGACGGAACTATTTCCGACTCAAACTATCGGCTGCTGGCCAATGCATGGCAGCGAGCAAAGGAGAACAAGCGATGAACTTGCACCTTCAGGAAATCGAATCGCTTTCAAACTCTCTGAGAGAACGCGAAAAGTACGTCACCGAACTCGAAAACCGTCTCCGCGCTCTGTGGGACAAGCTAGAGTACGAGCGGAAGCATTACATGGAGCATCTCCAGTTGAATGAAGAACTCGTTTCTGAAATTGAGCGGGAGAACGAACGGTTGAAAGAGCAGAACAAACGGCAAAATGAAGCGATTGATTCGCTGCGTGAAATGTATGCCAAGGAGGCCAAGCTGTGAACAAAGACAAACTCCGTGAACTGCTGAGTCAGTTGTGGCTTCGAGACATCTCAGCAGATGAAGCATTCGATGAACTGGAAGACTTGATAAACCACATCAAGCGGCTGGAGGAAGCAGGGGACAAGCTTGAATACGCATCCGTAATATCAGAGGCAGGAGAGGATCCGAATGGGTTTGAGAAACTGCTTATTGCACAACGTGAATGGCGCGAAGCCAAGGAGGCCAAGCTGTGAGCGCACCAATCAACGACGGAGGACCGGCGTTTCCAAGTGAAACAGAGTGGGGAATGACCCTTCGCGACTACTTTGCCTCGGCGGCGTTGCAGGGGAATCTAGCAGGACAATCAGTCGATGTTGGCTATTACGAAGGCAAAGATGCATGGAATAAAGCGGCCAAAGATGCATACGCAGTGGCCGACGCAATGCTAAAAGCGAGGGAGGCCAAGCCGTGAGTCTCGAAGAACAATTGCGAAATGACGCTCAGTCACTTCGAGAAGTGGGGTGGTTCAACCGCGCCAAGATGTACACCGCAGCGGCTGATGAAATCCATCGGCTGAACGAGCGCATCAAGCGGCTGGTTCAAGCCGGTGACTGCTTATTGAGTCATCGAAACAGCACCGATTATCACGAAAAAGTTAGAGAGTGGGACAAAGCAAAGAAGGACAAACCATGAGTGGTAAAGTTACAAATCACATGAGCCAAATTAACGACGCATTCGGGAAACCGATGTATGAGGCTGATCCGACCAACGCAAGATACAACAGCCTACAGCTCCAATGCTACGAGCAGCGTAAGGAGATTAACAGGTTGAATGGACACGTCACCGAACTCGAAAACCGTCTCCGCGCTCTGTGGGACAAGCTCGAAGGGGAGAGGAAGTTCTACGATGAGCGCATCCGAGAACTCGAAATAGCTGGCAACGCAATGTACACATTTATCAACCCTCCATCTCCGAGCATGAGGACCATCCGAATGGACAACCTGTTGCAAGGATGGGACGACGCTAAGATTGGGAAGGAGGTGAGGCCGTGAGCCATCTTGTTAACGCCAACAAAAAGGTCGTCAGCAAAACACCGCGCACAGACCGTCAGCCATACATCACGGCGGGATTCAATCAGTTCGTGAAGATCGGTTTCGCAAGACAACTGGAGCGGCAACTGGCTGGTGCGAACGAGAAGATAAAGAGGCTGGAACTACAGATCGACGAGCTTGGTGATCTGGTGAAATGGTTGGAGGGACGATGAACCCCGCATTCATCTACCGGCACAAGATGACCAGCGAGGTGCTTGTGGTGGACATCGATCGCGCACGAGAACTCGACGCAGCCAGACCATACTGGCAGCACGTTTCAACCGTGAACCCCATCATCATCCTGCAACTCATCGTGCGAGCAAAGGGACGCGAGCGGACCAAAATCATCAAAGAACTAAGCGAGAAACCATGAGAACCGACACACCTATGACAGACGCCGTTTGCTGGCCATTGATCCCAGGAGACAAACACCCGGCAAACCAGGTGGCACCGGCTGAAGTCTGCCGCAACATTGAGCGGATGCTCTACGCCGTCGAGAAACGTGCCGAGGTGCTGGAGTCCGTCCTAACTGAGATCAAGAGGAAGGTCGAGGAATGACCAAGCACCTGCACGAGCTGCCTCCGGATCACCGGCTGCGAAACATCGCCATCCAGGACATCGACGTCAGGATCCGGTGCCGCCACACCGGCGCCACCCGGGACCCTCGGACATGGAAGATCAAGGCCGACACCTTCAACCGCCTCGGCGACACCTGGAAGACCAACTTCGATTTCATCATCCAATGAGCAAAAAGTTCCAATCGGTGAATCAGGCGGGCGACGGTGTGTATCGCGTGACCCGTAAACAGGCCGGCGAGATCGCCAAGGCTGCCAAGGCAGTCAAAAGCCCGGACGCAACCTACTGGAACCGTAAACGCGGAAAGGCCACAAAATGAACGACAGGCAGATTATCAACACCATGATGGAATACGGCGGCAGCTTTGTAAGGAAACTGGGTGCCGCTGCCTTGGTGGCCGACCCGGAGAATCTGGCGAAGATCAAGGCGACTTGGCCGGACTACTGGAGTCAATATGCCCGCATGGCGAAGCAACTTTCCGAGGTCGAAAAACAAGCCTCGAGATAAACACAACAACAACAACGACAACACAGCAACACATGGGAATCACAGTCACAAGCAACAAGGGCGGCGGCAACTTCGAGCCGTGCCCGGAATACACAGGCCGCGCGGTCTGCGTCGATATCACGCCGCTCAAGGCCTACGAGACGCAATACGGCACCAAGCAAAAGTTCAAGATCGCGTTCGAGTTGGACATGATCGACAAGAGTCGCAACCCGGTGCAGCCCTGGGTGGTCATGACGGCCCCAATGACGGCATCACTGCATGAGAAGGCCGGCCTGACCAAGTTCCTTAAGGACTGGCACGGTCGAGCCCTCACTGCCGAGGAGACCACCAGTCTCAATCTCGACAGCCTGATCGGCAGGCCAGCTACCGTGGTGATCGTCCACGAGAAGAGCCAGGACGGCACCAAGACGTTCGCCAACATCAAGCTGATCATGCCGCACAAACACGGCGAGGCCCTGAAGCCATCGGGCCTCTGGGTGCGACTGGAAGACAGGCCTCCGAAGGACGACGACCAGGTGAAGACCGTGGTGCCGGCCTCCGCGGCGCCTGTGAAGCTGGCCGAGGTGGAGGTCCACGTCGGCAAGTTCAAGGGCACGCCGCTGTCGGCGCTGACTTCCGACGCCGTGCGCGGCCTGGCCGAGCACTGGCTACCAAAGGCCAAGGTCAACTCTGGGAAGACGCCTGAAGACATCATCCTGATCGCCGCGGTGACCAAGCGCCTCGAGGAGATCGAGAAGGCCGAGGATCCCAGCTTTGACGACGTGCCTTTCTAAGCCATGAGAACACGCAAGAACTGCCGCCTGATGCATCTGGTGCCAGATGTGGTCCGGATGCGCTCGGAGGGCCTGACATTCGAGGAGATCGGCGAGCGCCTGCAGCTATCGAGGCAGCGCATCTGCCAGATCGAACAGGCGGCCCAGCGTCACGAGGACATCCTCCGGGTGTGGGGATTCCCCTTCAGCGCCCGGACCTTCAACTGCATCGAGAAGCTAGGCATCGAGAACCGGGAGCACGCTATCGAGCTCTACAACAAGGGCCACATCCATCCGGGCGTCGTCCGGGGCTTTGGCTGGGTGAGCTACCACGAAATCTGCGAATGGCTGGGCGTGCCCACCGTTCGGGCGCAATCGCCGGGGCAGCGCTTCTGCATCCACTGCGGAAAGCCTACCTGACACACAACTTCCGGTGACCTGTTGTCGCCGGGGACTCATGGGAAGCCGGGGGCGCGCATCGGCGGACAAACGCGCACAAATACCAATTCAAACCGTTTTATCAACATGCCAGCAAATCCGACCATCATCTTCGACATCGAGACCGGGCCTTTACCGCTCGACCAGCTCCACATCCCGCCATTCAACCCGGCCGACGTGAAACTCGGCAACATCAAGAACCCGGACCTGATCGCCGAAAAGATCCAAAAGGCCGAGGAGTCTCACACCGCGGACTACATCCGAAGCGCCGCCCTGGATGCCCTGTCGGGCCAGGTGCTCTGCATCGGTTACCGGAAGCAGGACCAGGAGACATCCGTCCTATCAGCAGGAGCCGACGGCGAGGCCGCCATGCTCCGGCAATGGTGGGCGCTTCTGAATTACTACGAGAGAACGCCTAGGCTGGTCGGCTTTAACATCAAGGCCTTCGACCTGCCGTTCCTGATCAAACGGTCCTGGAAACACCGGATCACCCCGCCCTATTGGTTGCGCCAAGGCCGCTATTGGAACGACCTGGTGGTCGACCTGCGCGAGGTGTGGCAGCTTGGGGACAGCCGCGCCCATGGCAGCCTGGGCGCCATCAGCCGGCACCTTGGGCTCGGTGAGAAGGCAGGCAGTGGGGCCGAGTTTAGCCTGCTGTGGAATACCGACCGGGAGGCCGCAATAAACTACTGCCTGCGCGACGTGCAGCTCACCCAGCAGGTGGCGGATATCCTGATCCCGGCCTACTGAGCGCTGGACACCGCACCGGCTGTCAGCTAGGGAGCAGCCCGTCGACGTGAGCTGTAGGAGGTGAGCGTCGAAACCAACTGAAGGCATGACAAATTTTATCCCCACCACCACAGGCATTCGCAGCTCCTTCCTGCGATCTCCTACCCTGTGACTGGTGGGGATTTTTATTTGACCCATGATAATCGAACCCGACTTCTTAGATCACTGGAAGACCCGCCTGCTGATGCGGCTGCTCAACACCGAGGCAGCCCCAAACTACGTCATCCGACTCTGGTCCCACTGCCAGACCCGGAAGACAAACAAGTTCCCGGAGTGGAGCCCGGCCATTCTGGCATCGGTCTGCCGGTGGCCCGGTGATGCCGACCAGTTCTGGTCTGCAATGATGCAGACATTCTGCCGGCACGAGGACGGATACCTGATAGCCCACGAGTGGGACGAGGTGAACGCCAGCCTGATCGCTGCCTGGTCCAATGGAGGCAAAGGAGGGCGCCCAAAGAAACCCATGGGTAACCCACGGGTTAACCCAGAATCGAATCCGGTTAACCCACGGCTAACCCATGGGGTAACCGATAGAGAAGATAGAGAAGATAAGACAGAGAAGATACAGGCGGACAAGCCGCCCACCGCTCGTTTCCAGAAGCCTACGCTGGAGCAACTGAACACCGAGGCTGCCCTGATCGGCCTACCTCTATCAGAGGTCGACAAGTTCTGGAACTACTACGAGTCCAATGGTTGGAAGGTTGGCAAGAACCCGATGAAGTCATGGCCTGCTGCCTTGAGGAACTGGTTGTCTCGCCTAGGAGACGCCTCGGGTCTGGTTGGATGTAAAGGCGCGGCGAAAAAGGAAGTCGACTGGAGGGACTCCGTATGAGCGACCCCTACTATCCCAATGACGACGAGCTGGGAATGATTGGCGCCTGCCTTACCGGCTCCATCGACACCTGCTCCGATGCCCTGGCAGACATCCGGAGCGAATGGATCACCCAGGACAACCTCCGGCTGACCTTCGATGCCATCCGCGGCCTGGTGCAGGAGAACCAACAGCCGACCCTAAAGGAGCTTGGCAAGGAATGGCGCAAGGCCTACGGCCAACTGCCCATGCCTTTCGACCAGTGGAACCAGGCCATGGAAGTCTGCCCATCTCCGGCCAACCTGCCGTACTACGTCAAAGGCATCATTGAGGCAGCCCATCGCCGCCAGCTCAGAGACGCTGGAGACCGCCTAATTCGAGAGTCTGCTGTCCTGACCCTCCAGCCCGATCAAATCGTCGCTAATGCCGAAGCAGGGCTCACCATTGATGTCTCCAAGGAGACACTGCAAACGTCGAAGCAGGTGGCTGGATCTTTTATCGACGAGATGCAGGACAGGTTCAACCGTAAGGGCACGCTGTCAGGCATCGCCACCGGCTTCCATTGGTTCGACCACAAGACCGATGGCCTGCAGCTCCGGGAGATGGCGCTGATTGCAGCCCGGCCTTCCATCGGAAAGACAGCCATCGCCATCGCCATAGCGCACAAGGCAGCCATCCAGGACAAGGTGCCGACCCTATTCGTCAGCCTGGAGATGTCTCGGGAAGCCATCTTCCGACGCATGGTCTCGACCATTGGAAGCATCTCGATGCAGAACCTAAAGAGCGGCGACCTGACCGATGGCGATATGAGATCCATGACTGCCGCCTCCGCTAAGATCGCAGGCAGCCCCCTATGGTTCCTCGATGGACCCAGCAGCCACAGCATCTCTAGCATTACCGCCCACGTCAGAAGGGCTGTCAGAAAGCACCAGGTGCGACTGGTGATCGTCGACTACATCCAGAAGGTTAAGGCAGCCGACCGCTCAGAGAAGCGCACCTACGAGGTGGCAGAGGTCAGCGGCAAACTTAAGGACATCGCAGTCCAGACAGGCGTGGCCATGCTCGCCTTGGCGCAGTTAAACCGGGAATCCGAGAAGGAAAAGGGCAGGCAGCCCAAGCTCTCAGACCTGGCCGACAGCGGACAACTGGAGCGCGATAGTGACCTGGTGGCCCTTCTAAATCGTGACAGAACAGAGCCGAGCGGCGAGGCTTCGATCATTATCGCCAAACAAAGAGACGGCGAATGCGGCACCGTTAAGCTACACTACGAGGGACAATACTGCCGCTTCTCCGACCCATCACCAATCTTCTAACATGAAACCATCTCACCAAATAACACGGAGCCAGCTACTGGCCGAGGCGAAGTACCTAGTGGCCAAGGCGGTCAAGGCTGGCCTGATGTCCTACCCGCACGGTACCGACGTCGACACCGACGGCACGCCATTGATCGACCCGGACGACGACCTCGATGATCGCATCACCAAACACACGCCCGAGGTGTGCACGCAGGCCTATGTGCTCAGGCAAAACGGTTTAACATTAGAACAGGTGGCGAAGTTCTGCCATGTGGCGACTGGTTCTGTTGCCTACATAATTGCAAAGGGGCATGAGGCTGTATTGAAAGAGCAGCGTCTGTCACAAGTGAAACCATTGTCACAGGATTCTATCAATAGTACTAAGGAGTCTCCTTGATACAGTGCCAAAACAGGTGAACGCGAGACA